GGGTGCCGCTAGAGGAATACGCAAAATACGTGAAGGAAGGAGCCTAATATGGAAAAAGTAAAAACTTCACGCGAGTCTGAAACTAGAATTAAAAAAGCTAGGAAGAAAGATTGGACTCCACCATCCAGTTTGGATGCGCCAGCTGCACCGCAGGGGTATGCACATAGATGGATACGAACTGCAACTGCCGGTTTTGAAGATACAGGTAATGTATCTAAAAAACTAAGAGAAGGTTGGGAATTTGTAAGGGCCGAAACCATTTTAAATGAGATTGGTCAAAACGATTTTCCAGTTATTCACGAAGGCAAACATGCTGGTCTAATCGGAATTGGTGGCCTTGTGTTGGCAAGGATACCGGAGGAGATTTTAAAAAGTCGTGCTGAGTATTTTAGAAAACTTACTCAAGATAGAACAGACGCGATAGATAGGGATCTTATGAAGGAGCAACACCCGGATATGCCGATCAATGTTGATAGGCAGTCTAGAGTTACCTTTGGTGGTAGTCGTAAAAAATAATTTTTTTGCATTACCTACTTTAAGTAGCTTGGTTAATTAATAAATAAACGGAGAAAACAACTATGGCAAATCAACTAGAAAAGTTTGGTCTAAGACCTTACAGAAAACTAGACGGTACACCTTTAGCTGGAGCTCAAAATAGATATAAGATTGCAGATAACAGTGCAACTGCAATTTTCCAAGGAGATTTGGTAAGACCATTAACAAATGGTACAATTACTAGAGCTGCTGGAAATACATCTTATGCTGTAGTGGGCGTGTTCAACGGATGTTTTTATAATGATCCAACTACGCAAAAACCTACGTACTCAAATTTCTACCCTGGTTCAATCAATCCTACACAAGGCGGAATTACTGCTTTTGTTGTTGATGATCCAGATGCAGTATTTTTGATGAACGCAGATGCAGTTTTTGCACAAGCGGATTTATTTACAAACTATTCGCTGACAACAGATACAGGCAATACAACAACAGGAATATCAGAATGTATGTTAGATGTGGGCGTTACAGGTACAGCGGGCACATTTGCAGTACAAGCAATTGATATATCGCAAGATCCTGAAAACGATGATCTTACGACTTCAAACGCTAACATTCTTGTTAGAATCAACAATCACTTCTACCGAAGTGGAACAGGACTATAATAGGAGTATTAAATTATGGCAATATCACGAGCACAGCTAGTTAAAGAACTAGAGCCAGGTTTGAATGCACTATTCGGCCTGGAATATAGTCGTTATGAAAATCAGCATGCTGAAATTTTCGCGACTGAAACATCAGACAGAGCTTTTGAAGAAGAAGTAATGTTAAGCGGTTTCGCTTCTGCACCAACTAAACAAGAAGGTGCTGGAGTTGTTTTTGATCAAGCAGGTGAGACTTTCACAGCTAGATACAATCACGAAACTGTAGCTTTAGCATTCGCTATCACTGAAGAAGCAATCGAAGATAACCTATACGATAGACTTGCGGGCAGATACACAAGAGCTCTTGCAAGATCTATGGCAAACACGAAGCAAGTTAAAGCTGCAAATGTTTTAAACAATGCACAAGTAACTACTGCTGTTGGTGGAGATGGAGTATCATTAATAAATGCTTCTCACCCACTTGCAACAGGTGGTACTTTCGCAAACGTTTTAGCAGTAGCTGCAGACCTTAACGAAACTTCACTTGAGCAGTCATTGATTGACATCGCTGGATTCGTAGACGAAAGAGGTCTTAGAATCGCTGCATCAGGAAGAAAAATGATTATTCCAAAAGAACTACAGTTCACTGCGGAAAGAATCATGAAATCTCCTATGAGAACAGCAACAGCAGATAATGATATCAATGCAATCAATAACATGGGAATGGTTCCTGAAGGTTATAGAATAAATAATTTCTTAACTGACACAGACTCATACTTCTTATTGACTGATGTGCCTAACGGACTAAAATATTTCGTTAGATCACCGATCAAAACTGCTATGGAAGGCGACTTCGATACTGGTAATATGAGATTTAAAGCTAGAGAAAGATATTCTTTTGGATTCTCAGATCCAAGATGTATATTTGGTAACGGAAATTTACCAACTAGTTAATAAATAACATTTAAGTTATATTAAAGGGCGGTGCGTTTGCATCGCCCTTTTTTTTGTGCTAAATGAAAATATGATAATTAATAAGTATGTTTTTCAAAAATACTTACAACCTTATTTTTTTACAAAAGGCAAGATTGAAATAGATAGTGATTATTTCATAAATAAAATTAAAAAATCTTGTGAATCTAATGAAAATTTAAATTTTAAAACAAATATAAAAGGTTCGATGACACCTTATTGTTTTTTTAATGAAGATAAAAAATTTAATGAAATTGCACAACAATTTGTTAATCATGTAGACTTTTATCATTCATTTCCAAAATATTATTTACACAATTCTTGGGGTTTTGAACTGAAACCTAATCAAGAAACAACTTATCATTCCCATTACAAAGAATTGTGGGCAGGTGTAATATATTTAAATGAATGTAACCAAGAATTAGAATTTCCACAAATTGGTGAATCTCTCAAACCTGAAAAAGGTGCGTTTGCATTATTTAATGGTTTTCTTTTGCATGGTTGTAAAAAAAACACAGATAAGACATCAAAATTTGGTTTAAGTTTCAATATGCATGAGGTAGAACCTAACGTTTAAACTAAACTTTGGTAGTCTTTACAGCTTATATCTTCTAATATACAATCAAAACAACCTAGTAAATAATTATTTTGTAGACTGGCTAGGCAGACGGTATAGAGACTACAAAATCAACGCTATACAAAGGAGAAAATTATGGCAGGAACACACTTTACAAACGCAGTAATGTTTGCTGGTTTGAATAACAATAAAAAATGGTTCAGAGATTTACCGGTAGATAACAACCCTAACTACATATGTTATAAAGATGATTTTATTTATAACACATTACCATCTTCAGAATGGGCAACATCTATTGCAGATGGTGGAGCAGCAGCTGGTATTTCTAACGAAGTAGGTGGAGCGGTAACTTTGACTTCAGCTAATACTACAGATAACAATGGATTAGCTTTAGTAAAAACTGCTAACACTTTTCAAGCGGTAGCTGAAACTAGAAATAGCAGTGGGCAAATTACTAACCCTGGAACAATTATTTGGTATGAAGCAAGAATACAAAATAATGATGCTAATGCAACTGACTACGGAACTGGATTAGTTGAAACTTTTACAGGAACTTCTGGATGGAGATCTGCAAACAGAATCTCTATTGAGTCTAACAATGGTGAACAGTTTTACAGATTTGTAACTAAAGATGCTGCTGGAACAAATCAAGTTCAGCACACTGCATACACTATTACTGATAGTTCATATGACACAGTTGGTTTCAGAGTAGATAGAGCTGGAAAAGTTGAGTTTTTTGTAAACAGAGAGTTAGCAGCTACTGTTACATCAAACATTAATACTGATGACATGCAAATGTTTGCAGCTTCAGTATCAGCATCTGCTGCTGGTCAAAGAGTGACTAAGTTAGATTATATTACTTGTACTCAAAACAGAAACGCTTCTGAATTGATTAATAAAATATAATAATTAGTGGCTCCTTCGGGAGCCACAACTACGGAGAATTTATGGCTTATAAAAGCGATATACAAGCAACAAGATCAACTGCTGCAGCAGGAGCTGCTGCTATTATTTCACAACCAATTAGGTTAAGAGGGATTATAGTTTCATCAGATGGTGGAGGTGCAGGAGTTCTTGAATTAACTACAACTTCTAATTCAGGAACAACTTTATTTATTGCAGATGTACCTACAGGAGATTTAGTTAATTTTTCTTTTCCTGAAGATGGTATATTATTTCCTGCAGGACTTTTTTGTAAAACAAAAACTAATATTGCAGCATATACATTATTAACTGATAAATATTCAGGTCCTAATATGACAGGACAGAACGGATAATTATGAGTGGTGGTGGAAGTTTTACATCAGACCAGTCGGTAGCTCATGCTACCGCTACAGTACAAATGGTTGCTACAGGTAAAAGAGCAAGACTTACATCAATTCAAGGTAAAGGTAATAGTGCAAGTGGATCTGTTATTTTTAGAAGTGGAGGAGCTACTGGCACTGTTGTTGCAACATATTTATTTGGTGAAGAAGGTTTAGATATGTATTTACCTGGATCAGGTATTTTATTTTTAGATGGTATCCACGCAACTATTGCTGGAACTGGTGGTGTAACTATAACATTTACGTAAGATGTCTAATTTTAAAAAATTAAAATTATATCCAAAAATAAAAATTTCTGGTGGCACCAATAAAATTGGACCTGTAAAAGTAAAAGAGGAAAATAGAAATTATGGTATCGATGCTACATACGATCTTTATAATAAAAAAAATACTAAAATTACATTAGGTGGTGGTTATAGTAAATCATCAAATAAAGCTAAAGTTAATTATGGCTCTGAAAGTCGTACTTTTGAGAGTCAATCTAAACCATCAACATATTTCAACGTTAAAATAACAAAACAATTTAAAAGAGGTGGTGACGTAATGCCAGCTCGAAATAAAA